TTTCCTGAGTAGCTTCCAAATTTTGAGTATCCTTTAATTTCTTGAAAACAATACATTATAAATTTAGCTGAGTTAGCATTTATAGCAGAACCAGCATCAACAAAAGTTACAGTAGATGAACCAATAGATAGTTCTGTTGTAGAATCGTTTGACACTAAAGCATCAGATAAATTTAATTTTATAAGGTCACCATCTGTTGCAAATGTAGGGTGATTAGGAAAACCATACATAAGCCAAGGGGTAGAATTGTCTCTATCTTTAATTAAGACTAATTTAGGAGAAGTTAATCCATGTCCAACTGTTGCACCATCAGTTCCATTCCCTGTATAAGACACAATGCTAAATCCAGCAGTAGTGTTAGCAGATACAGTTGATTGAATACTACCAGAAAAATTAGATGAACCAAATGTTGAGTTTGTGTTTGCCTGTCCACCCATACCAGAATGTTGAGTGCAATAGTAATAAAGAGTTGGTGCAGATGCGGCTACTGTAATTACAGTTTTTGCACCAGCACTTCCAGGTGTTCCAGTGGTCGTAACCCCTGTCGTATATTCACTTCCCCCACCATGCGTTCCGTTTGATGTTGTAGAAAATCTTAATGGGTGTCCATAGTTAGAACTATCGGATTGATCGAATGTGTAAGTGCCACCCTCTTGTAAATCTAAAGTTACTGCACTTGTTCCAAAGTCGTCAAATCTATATTTGTTACCACTATCTGAAACTACTTTTACTGTGTATGTTATAGCTGGTGATGCTCCACCAGCAGACCAATTCCAAGAAACATATAATGTACTACTAGCATTTGTTGCTCCGTCAGCTCCTAGAGTAAAACCATCAGTACCAAAAGCTGTTAGACCATCACTATCGTTAATCTCAGCATCAGTTATATCAGTCCGTATTCTTTTAACAGCACCCCTTACAGTGTCGTATACTCTAGTTCCAGATGTATCATTCCTATCTTTCAAAAGCGTCCAATCTGGTGCGAAACCGACACTAGAAATTGCATTAGTGGAACCATTTCCTGTGTAAAGTTTTGTGTTAAAATAAATTGTTGGGTCGTCAAGACCATCTGTATAACTCATTATCCAAACTCCGCTAAGTTTTTTGTGTTAAGTGCATAATATCCTGATGGGACTGCATATTCAAAATTACCATATCCATTAGCATCACTATTCCCTGATGAAATGCTATAAGGTGGAGAACCAAAATTTGCCGCCCAAGTAACATTATTGCCACTTGAACTATCTCCAACTGCAAACATATAAGTACCCTCTCCATGAGTGCTTTGAATTGTTAAATATCCTGTAGGATTACTTTCGTCCCAATTTCCTGATCCATCTGTCCATTGACCATTTTTTGAAAAATAAACTCTGTTGTTATCTATATCTAAAGCAATACCTATCGTGTCATTTGTTGTCCAATTGCCATGAAAACTACTATTTGATGCAACTGAACCGCCTGAGTCTGTATAAAATCCAACTCCACTTGAAAGACCATCTCTTAGACCATAAGTACCAGCAGTATATTCGAGATATGCTGATGTTAAAGTTGAGTTATGTAAAAATGTTGTATCAATAACTGCTAAAGCACCCTCGTTAGCAGTACTTTCAGCAACTTGTTTAAACTCAGCATACCATTTACCCTTACTTGCACCAAAAGTTGATATACCACCATTACCACCTGATGCTGGAGATTGTGCTTGTAAATTTCCCTCACTTAAAGTTCCGTTTGTATTTAATAATCCATTAAAGATTGCATAATTATTTGTGCAAGTGTCAGTAGATTGATCTACAGATGTTAAATTATTTACAGTAAAGTTATTAGAGTTTCCTGATACATCTGCACCTAGACTACTTGCATTTTCAAAGTCTAAATAAAATCCATTTGTGCCAAATGTTAAACCTGATACATCTATTGGTTTCCATATTGTTGGACTATCAGAATCAAATTCTCCAAATGATGTTGGGTCTAAACTTAATCCATCTACTAATACTGTTTCTGCAAAATAACCATCAAAACTATCTCCAGCATTTCTTCTGCCTAAATAATGTACTGTTGATGCTTCATTAACTTGACCCTCTCCATTTAAAGTAAAATTATTATAAGTTCCATAACTAGCTTCAACTCCATTTAAATAAATTCTTAATCTATCACTAGCTGTTGATTGTGTAGTATCACATCTTACCACAAGATTATACCATGCTGAAACATCCCTTACTAAATTATTTGTTGAAATACTTAAATTACTACCAAATCCACCACCTATTGTATAAATTCCTATTGCATTTCCACTCGATATATAAATATGAAATTCATCACCTGATCCACCATAAGCATCTAATATCCATTGTGAAGAACCAATATTTCCTCTTTTAAACCAAGTGCTAAATGTCCAAGTTCTTCTATTTCCACTACTACTTGGTGTTCTTTGTAAACTATCACTACTACCATCATCAAATCTTAATGAGTTAGCTACATCATATCCTGTATCTTTTATTGAGTTAGTTCCAAGTATTAGAGGCATAACAAAATTCCTTTTGTTATTCTATCGCTTAACAGAATGTTTGTTATGAAACCTAGCGGTAGCATTAGACAACCTCTTTAGGAAATTCTGCTAGTGGTCTTTCAATTACAGGATTTTCTTCTGTTCCTGTATTTACATATTCATAAAGTGTTTTTAATTCATCAACATTATTACAAGCATCTATTTGAGTTTCCATTTCATTTGATTTTGCTCTTACATCTGATCTAAAAGTTGTAATGTTTTCTGGTACTGTGTAACCCTCAACTTCATTTGCTTTTACTACATACCAATCTGTTGGTGCAAGTAATCCCGATGCTTGTGCTTTTACAATTCTTTTTTTTTCAGTTTTCAAACCATAATTAATTACTTGGTTTCCATCATTATCTAATACAGGATCACCATTTTCATCTACTGCATCTTCATCATCTAATCTTTTTGGTGTTGCAGTTCCCCACGATCTTGTAACTTGTTCGTTTTCATAGTTATATTGATCATCTGTATTAATATAATATTTCTCATCTTTTCTATTAGATGAATCAGTTACTACTTCATAAATACCTATTGCATTTAATTCAGCTTCAGACCATAACTGAAATATTTTAGCTGGATATTGAACATCGTCAATTATGATTGGTTTTGGATTAGTGATAATTTTTTTTATTTCGTTATCTTCGACTAGTGCGTACATATTTTAACTCTCACTTAAATTTAAAGTTCTACCTACTTCTTGCCAAACAGCACCATTATATCTAAAAACTAATATATCTGTTTTACCATCTGTTGAAGTAAATGTTGGTGCAGTTGAAGCCGCAAACTCAAAAACAGTATTGAATGCGATTGTGTGTGAACCATCGTAATTTATTTCTAATGCAATAAAAGCACCCTCTACAGGATTACTAGGAGCCGCAAAAGTAGTGTTTTCAGTTGTTAGATGATATGCGTTAGGTTTTGCCTGAGAATCCCAAGCTACCGCATTTGATGATGATGTTAATGCTTGTTGTGGAAAGTAAGCAAGATCATTAAATTTAATTGCTCCTGTTCCATTCGTTGTAAATTGGATATGACCATTAGCACCATCTTCAAGAGTAATATTACCAGCATTTGTGCCATTGTTTGTATTTAATATTAAATCTCCTGTGCCTTGTGTTGTTAGAGTTGCGTTTGCGTTGTTATCTCCAATCTGTACTGTGTCTGCACCTAAATTAACATCTCCTGTGCCATTTGGAATAATATCTATATCTGCATTTGAAGTAGATACTATGTCGTTTCCATTGACATCTAAATTACCACCTAGTTGTGGTGAAGTGTCATTTACTAAGTCTGATGCAACTGCACTATCAATAAAATTAACTGTGTTAGCTGATGTATCAATAGTCGCTAAAGTAATGTCGTCTGAGCCATCAAAAAATTTTAATGATAAACTATTTGAACCAGCATTTGTCGTATCAAGCCAAATTGTTCCTGTTGTTGCAGAACTTGGTCTTGATGTTCCTGAATTATTGGAATTGATAGCTGATAAAACTGTGTTTAAATCTGTCCTAAAATTTGGGAAAGATTGATTCGCTATTGTAAAATCTGATGCTTGTGCCATATTTATTTATACTCCTTTTAAAATCCTTTTGCAATAAAATCAAAAGTTCTTGAAATATTTGTGCCACTTGAATTTTTAAACAAAACGTCAAAACTATTAACAGTTTTATTAGAAACTGTAAAGAAATCTCCTGTAGCCATATTTTCAGCAGTAATTCCAACAGCATAATTTGTACTTTTAAATGGAGTTGCAAATGTTACTGTTTTTGTAGAAGTTCCTGAAGATATATTGTCCTCACTAAATATTCTATCAGGCATATCTACTGTTACTGTTGCTTCTTGCACAACCGCAGTTGAAGCTAGATCGCTTGATGTTAAAACAAGTCTAAATTTTAAATATCTCGCTGTGTAATTACCTATAACAAAGGTTTGGAAAGAAGTAAAAGTCGAATTATCATCTGAGGTTGCAATTTCTAAATGAGCATCACAATTAGCTGGTGTATCTCCATCAAAATTAGACTTAGCATCATCAAAATCACCTGATCTATTGTCAAATAAATCGTCAGGGTTTCTAGCTGTTTGTGTCAAAGATGCTGTAACTCTAACAGTATGTTTTGCACCAATATCAATAACATTAGCAAACTCATAATTACCTGATGCTAAAAAGTCTGCATTTGCAACACCTGAATCAAAAAATCTGGTTGTTTCATCATCAAAATTTCCAGACGCAGAATCAAACAACTCACTAGAATCTAATATTATTGCGTCATCTGATATTACAACATTGTTTTTAGTTCCAGCAAATGTAGGGTGTTCATTAACTGTTGAAACAGCATTAAAATTTGTAACACTTGTAACATTAGAAATAACTGATGTTGCATTTGAACTAAAGTTACCTAATTTATCAACTGCTTTTATTAAATATGTTCCAACTCTTGCTGGTACTGTAATTGATGTAGCTGGTCTTGAAACCTTTGTAACTAAATTAACTGAGTTCAACCATTCAGCAGTACCATCAGTTTTGTTAGAAAATCTTATTTGATAAAATGCCAAATCTAAATCTGAAACAGCATCATAACTTAAATGTGCATCTGCACCAGAAACATTACAAGTAAAGTTTTCAACATCTGATGGTGGAGCAATCGCACCAATTATTGTTCTTTGTGCTGATACATAACTTGATGAAACACCTAAAGTATTTACTGCTTTTACTCTGACATCATAAGTTGATTGGTCAATAACATTCAAAACTCTATGGTTAAGTCCTGAACCTTGTGCATAAATAATAAAATTAGAATCTGTGCTTAGTTTGTATTCAACTTGGTAAAAATCTATAAAGCTATCAGGTGATGCACCAATAGCAATATCTAAAGCAACAATTACAGTGCCGTCATTATATTCGATTAGTTGATCAGATAACGTAACACTTGCTGGTGGTTGTATAGTAAATGGATTTGGTAAATTAGTTGATGGTGTTGATGAAACTTGTGTCTTACTTGCAAATGTATAATGACTTGCTTGATATTCTATTAATGTCAAAGATATTGTAAAATCCTCGTTAAATGTAATACCCATAACTCTAAATGCTTTTGCAGAAAATCCTAATGATGCGTGTGTAATATTTACAATATCTGCTATTGCTAAATCATAAGCATCAAACCCTACATTTATTTCTAATGATAAAGCTTCTCTTGATCTTCTTAAAATTATCTCTGCCATTTCTTCTGCTTGATATGGAGAAGTTAATGTCTTGAAATCAAACTTGCCCTCTAACAAAAAACCACCATCAGCAGTTTTCATCGTTGCGTGTTGGTCTGCACTTGTCAAACCACTATCATCTACAGGGGGAAACTGAACTTCATCTACTTGGAAGTTTCTATCAGGATTTACAAATGAAACTATAACTCGATTATACTTATCATTTTTACTTGGACTTGCTAAATTATATCCACCAATAATATCATCTTCTGTAAGTGTGATAGATGCTGTGCCTGTGGTTTCAATAATTAATTTATACTTTCCACTTGTATATGGTAAAAAACCTCTACAACCTTTTAACAACTCTCTTACATTATCTATAACTTTTTTTGATGTATCTAAAACAGCATTACAATCAAATAAATTTATATCACTACCACCTGAGAATGGTGTAACTTGTGTATCACAAACAACTGAAGCATCTCTAAAACTTTGTAAATCAATATCAGCAGTTGGTATTCCTTTTCCATATCTTTCGTTTCTTAAATAATCTAATAAACAAAAAGCTGGATTAGCTGAAAATGTTGCAGATGATTCTACCAAACTTGAATTGAGTGTAACTATTTTTTTACCTTGTACTTTTGCTTGAACTTTAGGAATACTACTAAATGCGTCTTGATTCCA